CCGCCATCCCGCCGATGTGGATACTGACCACATGGCGGTATAGGGAAGGTCGGACAATGCCCGCCAATAGCCGAATCCCGTCACGGCTACGCCCGTTTTTGTTATCTCCCAATCCTCTATTCTCCCATCCCAAACGATGTTGGCATGGTCATCTGCAACCCGCGCCCTTACCATCCCGCTAACATCATATAGCCTAAAAGCCTCCTCGAGTGTAGCAGGGAGCGTCGCCCGAAGCCCCGCATATCCCCGTTGGCTTGTGCCAAATTCTAGGGACGTGGGAGCGACGGGCGTTGTTACGGGGTCGTCGTTGACAGTGAGGGAGAGGGTTAGCATAGGCTAGTTAGGGAGCAGGTTGGCGATAGCGCGAGTAGCCGTAAAAATGGCCTCTACGGGGTCGTCGTCCGTGTCTACAATCCGCCATTTGGCCGTCGCGTTAGGAACGGCAACAACCGACGCGTATATGGTGTTGCTTCTGAACTTGTTCGCAAGGGAGCCGAACGTTTGCAGAGGAAAGCCGTCATAAGTTGATATTGAATTACCAACCGATAAAGTAGCCCGCGAATTGGCAAGATACGCCTCGGGAAGTTGCCCCGTTTCTAAAACGGCTTCCATAAAGTTTATTACGCCTAAAGTGGTCGCGTCCGTTGCTCTGAGCATCGAAAGCGCGGCCGTGCCGCTATCCACCGCCATGAGCAAAATGGTGTCAAAAGCAATGTAGCCCGCGCCGCTACCACTCACACTAACCACCTCAAGGGCGATGTTTTTAATGAATGTTTTAGAGAGGCGGATTTTCCCCAGATTGACAATAGAGACAACGGTGCTACCCTCAACATAGACCGTGTTCCCTAAAACAGTTGCGCCAACGTCCTCGGTTGCACCAATGACCCGAACACCATAAATGCGGGTATCGGTGGCTTTGGCCGTGATAAACACCTGCGCCTCGAGGGTGTCAAGAGAGGCAAATACCGCTTTGTACCCCGTCACCCCCGCCGCGTCAGTTCGCAGAATGTCGCCACCATATGCGTCATCAGTCGCCCCGCTGGTGGTTGACCACGGCGCGGCATTGGTGATGGTGTCAGCGGCAACTAATTCTATTTTGTTCACCGCATCGGCAAGGGCGACAATTCCACTTACAACGGTTGAGTTAAGCCCAGTTAACGCAAAGTCCCCGCTCGTTTGGAGCAACACGCCCAAGTCTGTTGGATTGTCAAAACCCTCACCCATCGCGTCGCTATCCCATGCCAGCGTGTGAACTGAGGGGATTGTAGCGGCCGTGCTTTCGACAATGAATGAGCTAATGGAAGGCGACCAATCGGTAGCTACCGCCCCTTGCTCTACTTGCACCGCGTCGAAGTAGAGGTCACTTGTTACGCCCGTGTTAAGCAGTGCCACACGAAGCCCGCCCGCCGCCGCCGTTGCAAAAACTGTTATCGTTTGCGCCCCTAACCCAGCCGATAGACCAGAGGAAACAAACACGAATCCGCCGTATTGGTAAACTACCAGTTGCGCCGCGCCGCTTACCACATTGACGTTGACGGTTATTGTGTATTGCACCGCGTTGGTCAGTACAACATCTTGGTACACGCCGTAAATGTTGGGCGAGGTCACTTGAACCCGTGCGCTATAGCTCCCTTGGGTGACGTTGCTTGTTGACCGTGTAAGGGTAGGCGTTCCGAATTGCGTCCAGTTGGTAAAGTTGCCACCCGAGAACGCCTCGAAACTGCCGTTTTTGACATAGTTAGCCGTCTCAGGGTAGAGCAACCAATCGCCCCGCCGCTCGAAGTCGAGCGTTACGGGGTGGCTAATCGTGCCTAGTGGCAAGTCTACATGCTGGGGTGGGAGCGTCATAATCGGCGCGTTGCCGCTTGCCCCTACAATAACATTCTCTTGGGGGAAAGCATCGGCCTCTAATTGGAATCGCAACCGCACGGGGTCTACTGTGGTGTCACCCATGCCCCACCGCTCGGCTTGCTCCATCAGTAGGCGCAATTGCACCAACGCCTCATTAGCCGTCAATCCGCCCGTCACGGGTCGCACGAGCAAGTCCATTGTCTCGCGTACCGATTCATAGCTCCCATTGCCCCCTAGTTGGCTCATTCGTTTATTGGGCACAGTCGGCCGCCATCCCTCATTTTCGAGCGAGTAATTGCCCGCCATGTCTAGGAAGTCAATGGTTGTCGTGCCGTCGGTTATCTCTAATAGTTGCATGGGATTTACCTACATTCTGCGTCTTATGTCTGCGTTAATGCCCGCCGCTTGCAGGGCTTCGTCTACCCCACGTTGCGCGGCCGTGCGTTGGTCGGTTGTCCCGCCCTCTATTTTTACCGTGATGTTGATTGTTTGCGCCGCGAACCCGCCCGTTGGGTCAGTCGTACTATTGGTGAATGTGGGCATGGTTGCCGCGCTCATGTTTGCCATGCTCGGCACGGTTACGAGGTCGGTCATTGCCCCGCTTATCATGCCCTCGCCCGCCCATAGCGCATTGGCTAGGCCAGCCGTCACTTGTTGCCCGATTCGGTAGAACTCTTTGGATGGCGACGCTATGCCTAGCTCGGTTTGTGCCGCCGCCAACATCTCTTGCATAGCGGCTGACATTGCCGCCATGATTGCGCCTAAATCAGCGTCAAGCCCAAGCTCTAAGCCGTCGAGAATTGACGCGCTTAGGTTGTTGTCACGAATGAGGTTCAATAGGTCTTGTTGCGCCTTGAGTAATGCCAAGTCCTGTTGTTGCTTCTCAAGCTCTAACATGGCTTGCGACTTGTCGTATAGCTCGTCTTGCAACCGCGCCCGCTCTTTTAGCAGGTCAATATAGCGTTGTGCTTCAGCGGATTGACTACCAAACGCCCCCATGCCGCCCATTGCATTTAATTCGTCTACCCCAAGTGACCTAAATTGGTCTAGGGTAATTCCCAACGAATCCGCCAAACCTTTTGCATCAATGCCGCCAATGGATTGACCAATGCCATCTAAGGCCGCTTTAAGGGGGTCTAGTTCGTTCTTTTGGTATATGCCGCTGATAGTGGACCCTATGCTAGACAACGAGCTTGTAATGGTTAACATGCTATCCACGGCCGCCGATACGTTGCCTTCATTGTCCCCCAAAGCGTTAATAAACCCTTGCGCTACGTTCTCGCCAATCTCGTAAAACATGCGCGAAGGGGATTGAATGCCCAGCAACGCTTTGGCCGCGTCTAGGGCGGATTGGGCGAGATTAGCCGCCGCCTCTGTCACCATTGCCACGCCCGAAGAAATACCATTAACGATACCCATTGCAATGGCCAGCCCAACGGCCGCCCAATCGGTGTTTTTGACGGTGTTGGTGATATTCACGATGGCCGTCATGGTCAGATTTTTAACAGCGTTCCAACCATTACTTACGGCCGTTTTGATAGCTGTAAGCCCTGACATTATCGCCGCCCCTAGGCTAACCATTGCGTTGCTGACCACGCCCTGCACCGCTACCATGACCTGCGTGGTAAAGTTTTTAATGGTGTTCCATACGGCCGTCCAGCCCTCTTTAATCCTAGCCCCTGCCACTTCAACAACCTCAGTCCACGCTTTGCCCGCGCTATCCATATCCCCCGTTATAGCAAACAAGGCCGTCGAGATAACGCCCAAAATGAGGGCGAGTGAATCCTTGAATATGGCGTAAATCTGCGAGAATACGCTAGATGTTACCTCCCACAACGCTTGTAGCCCGCTCCAAATCGTTTGCACCGTGGCAACGGCCGTAGCTATGTTGGCTTTTAACATCTCGACATAGGTAGTTACGGCCGCTACTATCCCCTCCCAGATAGCGGTAGCCGTGGCGATGATTGTCGCCCCGTGCGTGTCCCAAAATAATTGGATGGCGGCCAGCCCCGCCGCGATGGTTGTTTTGACAAACTCTATAGCCGTGGCTGTTTTCTCTTGTATGCCACCCCAATTTTGGCTCCACGCATACCCGAGCAGGGCAACGGCGGCGGCAACGGCGGCAATGACCAGCGTCACGGGGCCACCTAGCACGGCTACAATAGCGGTGATGATACCCCCAGCGGCCGTGATGCCCGCGCTTAACGCGCCCCATGCGGCGATGAGTGCCGTCACCCATCCCGCTACTGTGCTGAGGATAGAGAACGTGGCCAGCCCCGCCGCTATCGCTGTGAGGGCGGTTACAATTGTTTCCTGATTCTCTGTGAACCATGCCGAAAACACGAGCAGGGCGGGGATAATCGTACCATTGAAAAGCTCGGCTAAATACGCGCCCACCTCGGCGGTCTTTTCCTGAATCCCGCCCCAATTCTCCTCCCATGCCGTTCTGACCAGTGTCACCCCTGCTACGATGGCGGCAAAGGTTAGGATAAGGGGAGCCGCCGCCGCTATCATGCTTGCAATGGCGGGGATAACCACGGCCGCTATAACGATACCAACGGCCGTCAGAACGTCGCCCAGCTTGACGTTTTCGGTCACAAAGTCAATGATGGGCTGAATGTAAGTGCTAAACGCCTCGCCAATTGCGGGGATAATGTTATCTCGAAGATTTACCAGCGCGTCAAGAACAGAGCGCGGGGCAATGTTCCAAATCGCTTCTATAAAAGCGTTGAGCGGGGTCATCCCCTCTTGCAAGTTGGCTATAAATCCGCCAATCGCGCCCGTTATGCCCGTTACAAAAGCATCTATTTGCGGTTTGGCTTGGTTCAGTGTTTCCAAAAAGCCGCCCATGCTGGTACTCAGCACGTCGAAAATTGGCTTGGTCAGTTGGGCGGCAAGCCCTACAAAAGTATCTTTAACGGTTGACCACCTCCCCTCAAATGTTTGGGCGAGATTGGTTACTAAATCGGTGTCTAGCCCCAATTGCGCCATCGCCATCTGTACCGCTTCAAGCGCGGGCACGCCCTCCTCCCTTAGTTGGTTAATGTAGGCGCGGGGAAGGTTAAACCGTTCAATGATAGAGGTAAAATCACCGCTAACGGCCTCACGAAGTGCAAACGCCGCGCCCTCTAACCCCTCTGCGGGGTTGGAAGCGGCCAAAATCTCAGCTAGGCCGATTAGCTCCTCTATCGGTATGCTTGCTTGTGTAGCGGCGGGGATTAGCCCCGTGACCGCCTTCGCCATATCCTCAAAGGCAAATGGTGTATTGGCGGCTCTCTCTTGTATCATGGCCAGCGTCGCCTCTACTTTGTCCCCATCTTTCAGGAACGCCATAAGTTGCGCCGATACCTGCTCCATTGAATTGTTGAATCGTAGCCCTTCTAACGCGCCTGCCCCAAGAGCCACGCCAAAGGCCGTCGCCCCTGCTACAATCCCGCCCGTAAAGAGCCGCCCGAGGGATTGGGCAGAGTTAACGGCCGTTCTGCCCAATCCAGAGATAGCACTATCGGCCGAGCCTAACGCCCCTACGAATTGCGCTTCGCCCTGAGCGGTTAGCCGTGCAATTAAGTCTACTGTTGCCATGTTTACCGCCTACGTTTAGCTTCGTTCTTTGCCCGTTGCTTTTCGCTTTCTTTGCGCTGTTTTTCGGCTATGTCGCCTTCGGCTGACCAACGCGCTAAAAGCTCATCAACGAAATGGGGGTCTAATTCGTGCACCATGTCAGGTGTCCAGTTAAGCCGTGTGGCGAACGTGACGTAAATGTCATATTCACCGCACGGCTCGTTTAACTTTTCGCCCTCTAATCCAGCCCGCCAGCGTCGTTTTACGCTTTCGAGGTAGCGGGTGCGCCCAGCAAAGGGTTATCACCCTCTGCCGCCTCTTCTTTGCCCTTGTTCAGTTTGGCGATGGTGTCAAAAAGCAGGGTGATAAAGCCCTCACTTTCGACGGGGTCTAAACTGTCCAGAACATCGGGCGAGAACTTGACGGGTTTACCGTCGTCACCGATAAACATGGGGCCATCCCAGCTCAAAATGTTGTGCTTTAAGAGGGATAACTTTTGAGCCAAGATACCGCTTGCTTTCATCTCGCCGCCATCGGCAAGGGAGATATTTAGCATATCGTTTTGGACTTTGGCCGTCGTCTTAAAGTCCATTTTGGCGCGGATGGTTACGCTACTAAATTGGTCAATCTGGACGACGTGCTGTGCTTTGGTGAGGAACTTAATCATGGTGTTAGAGGGTGGTGCTAACGTTTTGGATGGCGACTCGGAAGGGAGCGGCTAAGGTTGCATCGTATTGGCTTTCAATGGTAAAGCTGACCGTGCGGTTGCCCGTGGCGTGTTCGCCCCATTCAAGGTCTTTCAATGGCCCATAGGTGTCGAACTCGGCATAGTGGTACAACGACCCCTCAATCAATTGCCCGCTGTGGCGAACACGGCATTTAACAACCGTGTCAGCCGCCCATACGTCGTATTGGGCACTGTCTGGCAATTCAAGCGTGATGGTTGTCACCAGCCGCCGCGCCGCCGCGTTACGGCTGAGGGCGGAGTAGTCGAAGGTGGTCGTGCTACCCGTGGGGATGTACTTCACTTCCACGCCCGTGCTAATCTCGTGAGTTACGGTAATCAGCCGCCCCGTGATGGCGGTCGTGCCAATGCCCGAGGAGGTGTCTAGCCATAAATTCATGGCCATAGCTGGCAATAGCTTGCCCGTGGTAATCCGCGCCGCTGGTGTAGGGGCTGAATCTTTGGCGGGCGCGTTGGTCAACCCGCTAACACTAACGGTTGCGCCGTCCTCATTCGTTGCATCATTGGAGAATGTCAATGTTTGCAAGGCGGCAAAATCAGATACCCACGTTTGGATATTTTCGTCACCGCTCCAAAGCGTAGCCGTTTTGATGTCGTCGGCCGTTTCGCTGGGGATGAAAGTCCACAAGCGGCTATTCGTGCCACCGCCGGGGGTGGTTGGGGTATCTTCGTCAATAACGGCCATGTTCATCAGAAATGGCAAATAGGCCGTGTCAGCCGCCATTTCAATCTCAAATTCGCCCCAATTGCGCGTGCGTGTGTGGCGAAATTGTTTTGACATGATACCCGTCATTTCTTCGGGTTCATACAATGACTTTTTCGGTGTCACCGTACCGCTAATCATGGGCAGAACGTGAGTAGGGTCGGCGATAGCCGTTCCCCGCGTCGCCTCAAGCGCGGCTTGGATTTTCTCGAGGTAAATTTTAGTCGTCATGGGTTATTCCCCCTTGTCCTTGCCGCTCGCTTTGGGAGTAGGTGCGGCCGTGGGTACTGGTTTGTTCTCAACGAAAAACGGGGCAGATTTAACCGCCGCCCGTTGCGAGGGGGATAGCCGCTTAACGTCCCCCTCTGTTAAATCTCGGCACGGCACGCCGTCAATGGTGCGGCCATTGGCCTTAGTTGCGTCATAGGTGTACATAGTTACCCCATTGTTTGGTTGTGAATCTGCGTTATGGGCACTGAGTAGAGAATGCCCCAATAGGTAGATGGGTTTTGCGAGTTTTGGTCAAACCAAGGCAGGTATCCCGTTTGGATGCCCATAAGTCGCGTGTCGTTGGTGGAAGCATCGCCCATGTAGTAACAAGCCCCGTTAAGGGAGCGGCTGGCCAGTAGCACGTCGGCTATGGCTTTGTCCCATCCCCTCACTAACTGCTCTACTCGGCATTCAGGTGTTGACTTCTCAGCTACAAATACCTGAATATGCGCCGTCCACTTATTAAGCCCTAGCCCCTGCGCCTTAATCCGCCATTCGTTGGTTTCGCCCAACAGACTGCGAGATATGATAATCGTAGGGTAGGCCGTGATAATGACAGGTTGCGCCCCAAAGTCAGCAGGGGGGTGTACAAAAACATGGTCAGTATTGAATACGGGCGACGTGATGGTCTTAACGGCCGTGGCTATTGCCTCGAGTGCGGTTAGTTCATCCATTAGCGGTCAATATCCGTGTAGACTTTGGTTAAGTCGCGTACAAGCTCGGGCGTGTGCTTTTCCATAACATTTTTCGACTTCCACCAGCGGCCGACGTGCATCCACGCTTGACCTCTGCCCATGCCGTCACCTGTCACGTAACGGGCATAAGGAACGCCCCGATGGGTGGCACTATTGCGTACCACGTACCAGCCGCTTCTAACCTTGTCCACACCCCACGAGTTGGCAAAACGCCCCGTGCGGACGTACTTTTGCATCGGCATCATTGGGGGGTATTTGGTGCTTTTAAGCGTCGCCCTCATTCGTTGCGCCCAACGATACATAACGGGGTCAGCCCACGCGGGAACGTCGGCCGCTAACCGTCTCAGGTCATTGGCTACGCGGTTCCAATTCTTTAGGTTGTGCGTGGTGTACTGAATGTTAGGGGAGGGCATTAGCTGTACTCAGTTGGCAAGGTCTGTTGATACCCCAGCAAAATCGTGCCGCCCTGTAGCTCGGTGTGGGCACTGTTTTCACCAAACCTAGCCCGCCAATCAGCGGCCAGTTTTTCGTAGCGTTGCGATGGCGTTTGACGGCCGTATGATTGATTGTCAAACGACACCGCGACTTCCCTAGCCCACGCCGCCGCTAACATCTCGAAAGCGGCGGCAGTGGCCAGTTCCCACGTCCCCTCACGGGTGACAAGAGCGGCAAGCTCTTCATCTTGGATGTTGGCCTTGCTTGGCAACGCGCCGTAGTTGGCAACGTTGTCACCAATAGCAAAACGGATTTTGCTATTGTCATCTGCCTGCGCGGGGTCGTAGGTGAACATGGGTTACGCCTTGGGTTTACGCGGCTTCGCTTCGGGCGCGTCGGCCGTCAACTCAGCTACTTTCTTTTCCAGTTCGTTAAGCCGTGCCTCAAGGCGAAGGATTAGAGCGTACATTTCTGCACGCTCTGCCTTCTCAGCTTCTTGGGCAATGGCGATAGAGCGTTTACTAGCCATTGGACATTATCCTTATGCGTAGGCGGTCGGGATGGTGTAAGAGCCACCCGTGCCGAGTTCCATAATCACACCGTTGAGGCGGTTGCTTGCACCAAAGCCAAAGCGATTACGCCATACCGATTTGGTGAGGGGGAACCGTTCGTCGGTGGCCACCAGTTGCAAGCCCATGCCCAGCCCAGTGTCAGCGGGGTCAACCCGCATTTTCAGCGGTTGGTCAACCTCGAGGTGGTTAGCCATCATGTAGTTAGCAGGAACCCAACGCCACTCGACAACCCAGCAACCGTCGCAACGGCCGTAAATCCGTCCGGGCACGTTGGGCAAGCCAGCGGGAACGGCCGTATCTTGCCCAACGCGGATATACTGGTCGGGCACTTCCACGAAGTCGCCGAGAGCCTCAATCTTGGCACGTTGGGCGGGGTTGACAAAAACGACGATGTTCTCGCCGCCCGTCATTGCCCCAAAATGTTCTTCCAACTCGTCGCGGATGGTCACGAATGGGTTGTTAGTGTCGCTGATGTCAGCCGCCGCGTAACCGCTTTCCAGATAGTGGTTATCAGTCGCTTCGGTGCTACTGCCCAACACGGGCGGGTAAAGCGTCGCGTCGCCATTAGCCAGCCGTTGCACGGTCAGCGAACCCCAGAGCGGGTCAATGTGCGTTCCTGCGTTGTTGTTGAACAACGCTTTGAGCAGTTGGAAGCGGGTGGTGTTCTGGTTTTTGATGACAACGTTTTGGATGTTGAGCGACAATTCGCCAGCCGTCATATAGGCCATTGTCACGTCGTCCCATTCAACCGCGCCGCCGTAATCGTTCAGGGGATAGGCCACGTCCCAATAACCAGTAGCGCGAGCGGGGGCAAACGTGCCCTTACCTTGATTGCCACGCTCTTCTAAATAGCCACCACCGGGGAGGCGATAGCGTTCAGTATGGTTGGCGGTTGTGCCAGCAACCCAAACCGCAATTTGGCGGTTCAGTTCGTCGTTGCGCGAAGCCACGAAAGCGGCGGCAACGTCATACAATACTTCTTGTCCGATTGTGCCGTTAAAAACGCGGTCGGTATCGGATAACCCTAATTGTCCGAAAATGTTAGCCATGATAGGTTACTCCTTTACGCGAACTTCGCGCCGTAAACGGCCTCTACATACAAAACTTTGGTAATGTCGGGGCCAGTGCTGATACCCTCGACACGGCCGATAATGGCCGTGGTTACTGTGCCAGCCGCGTCGCCCAAACTGCCAGCGGTGTCGCTAATGTAGATAGGCGCGTCGTAGGCTTGCGAGATGGTGAAACCAGCCACGCGCCCACGGGCAAGGTAGGTGACGGTGTCACCCGCACCAGCGGCGTTCAGGGCGATTCCCTTAAACTGGCAAGTGCCAGCGGCGGCGGCGGTGGCGAGGGCAAACTTGCCGTCGCTATTGCGATAAAGAGCCTGCCCCGCTGTAATAGCGGCGGCGGCAACCCCATGATAAATCTCTGCATCGCTATCAATCGGCCGCACATTGGCGGCGGTCACTGTGAGTAGTGCCATGATGTATACCTCTTAAAAGGATGGTACTGACATACCGCCAAAGTCGTACGCCTTTTTGCCGCTCCCATTGGGCGGGGCATGTTGTGGCGTTCCTTGCGACGGCTTTGTCAGTTCTGATTCGTTTTCGGCAAGCCATTCCAGCCGTTCGGTCAATGGCAATTTATCCACAAGGGAGGCCATTGCTTTAGGGATGATACCTTTCTTCGCTTCCCACACTTTGAGCAAGGCGGCTTCGGCGGCCGTGGCCTTTTCGGTCAACCCGTTCAATTGCGCCTCGAGTTCGGTGGTTTTGTTTGCCGCCGTTTCGTAGAGCAGTTTGTACTGGTTTTGTTCCTCAAGCCGTTTTGTTTCGGCCGCTTCCCGCGCCTTGGCCTCTTTTTCAATTGCCGCTTTAAGTGCGTTGCGCTCGGCAATAACTTCGTTCAGGCGGGATTGTGGGATAAGGTTCTCGGCCGCTGGTACGGTGTTTTTCGCCTCCTCAGGCGGGGTGGCCGTGGTTGCTGGTGTATCTGTTAGGTCTGGCATGGGGTGTATTTTCCTTTCGTGATTAACGTGCAACGGCACGGGAAAACAAAAAAGGCGCAACCCAATACGGGTTGCGCCAAAAGTTCCTAATGGAGCTATGGATAGTATACGTTATGCGGGGTTAGAGGTCAACATCCCTGCTCTTGGTTTATTTTTCTCGTTGTCCCCACACCCGTGGGGGTGAACCGAAAAGCTCCTTTATGGCGGTTGATACAAAGTAACCCCCCGCTAAAAAAGCAAGTATCCATAAGAAATAAAACGTTTCGTCTTGGGCAAGCCTAATTGCCCAAACAAAACACAACAGCCCTTGGGTGTAAATAGCTATCCAAAATATCCTTTCCGCATTTTGCATGTTCATTCTGTCACCCCGCTAACGCGCCCCTCCTCAAAGCATTTTAGCTCATTTATTCGTTGCCCCGTTTGGCTATGGCCACACACTCGCCCTCAAGCTCATAGGTGTTGCACTGCCCATCGTGCTTAATGGTATCAACAACCCCAGCAAACACCGTTTCTCCCAAAACATAAAAAATCCTTTTCTTTTCAGGGCGCAAAAACAGGGATAGGTCTTGTAGTGTGACAATGTTGAATCTCCCTATGTAGCGGTCAACAGTGACATCTATGCTAGTGCCCTCTATCCTGTTTTCCGCAAAACGCCGTTGAAAAAGAACGGCCGTCGTGCCGTCTTGCTCTACCAAAAGGGAACTGTAAAAGTATTCCCCAACTCCCATTATCCCTTGTGCCCATTCTAGCAAATTTCTGCCTAATGCTAACCTACTCATTTGTTACCTCACTCATTATCCGCCTAATTTGCTCCTCTAAATCATCCCCCAATTCTAGCACAAAAACGCGCCGCCCCAAAACAGTGCCCAATAGCTTTGCCATGCCCTTCGCATGGTTGTAGGCGGCTAGTACCGCTTGGGGGTCAACCTCGACTAGCACGGCCGCTTGGGTGGTGTATTGTATGGTTAGTTCAGTCATTTTCGTGAACCCACCCATTGCTCGTTTTTCGTATCGTTTCGCCGCAATATAAGCATTTTGGTTTACCAACAAAAACAAGAGAGGATGGTGATACAAGTGGGCGATTACTCTTGCACAGAAGCGCAACCGCGACTGTCCTTGCAACCTGCGAGCAACGCAGATAAATTGTTTGGGTTAATTCGTCCATTGCTGATTGTTTACCTGTACTCAAATCTGCATTTACAATTGACTTTGCACACCGATTGACCGCCAATAGCGGGCAACGTGCCGAGCGGTTGCCAGCCCATCGCCTCATAGCGTATACAATCGGGGCAGTGGTCGGCCTCGCCCAACCGCCGCCGTTCTTGGGTGTAGCCAGTGCGACGCATGACTTCGGTTGTGGATAGGTAGTAAGTGCCCCGCCCCGCTTGCCCGTACATTCTAGCCCGTGCCAAGAAACGGCCGTCTAGGGCAACGGTTCCAGCGGCAATTGCCGACGCGAACGCCACAAGATAGCCCGTCTGTTATTGCGCCGCTTCCTCCGCGTCCCTGTAGTCAGCGGCCGTCATTTGCTCCCATCCGCCCACGGCAAGCGCAACGGCCGTCAAGTGGACTTGTAAAATGAGGGCAACCATGAGCAATTCCCACTCGGCTAGGGTTATGTCACCATCCCGTAACTGCTGAGATACGCGCCCCATCTCGGCCGAATAGCCAGCCAGCACAACGTCAAGCGCGGCGCGTGTTTCCTCGCGGTTCTGCTCACGGCCGCGCCTGACAAAGTTCGTGCCGTTCCATTCGGTATCGGGGTTAGTTTGTGGGGGAAGGGGAGCTAACACGAACCCGCCTCGCCTCTAAGAGACTTTTGCTTTTCGCTGGGGCATAACGCCGCCATTTTAGAGCGGCTTGCTGTACGGCCGTTGGGGTGACAACGGCCGCGCTCAGGATGGCTTGCTCTGTGAGTGGCTTTAGGTTGCGCTTCATTGTTCCATCCCCGTTTCCACCTGAATGAGCCGCATGGCCTCCTCCTCGGTGTAGCCAGCCAGTAACGCCGCTTGTGCCAAATTGCCGCCCGCGTCGGTGAAGATTTTGATTACCTCCGCCCGCTTCCTAACGATGTTTAGCGAATCGTCTACCGAGCGGGTGAATACGTCTCGCATGGCGATAGAGTGGTCTAAATCGCCACGGCCGTAACTGTCAAGGCCGAACCCCTCATAACCATCATAGCCCCGCCAGCCGCCGATGGCGATAGCCATTTGTTGCGCCCTGACTAGCCCATCGTCATAGTTGGCGCGGCGCATGAGCGACTTGTTTTCGGCCGCTTCTTTGCGGATATTCTCGGCCTCGCCACTGCGAACGCCGTCACTGTCTTTGTTGATTTGCAGTTCGGGGTACTCATTCTCCAGCTTGTCCATGTGGGAATGAATGACCGCTAACGAATCTGCAATTTGCAGTGGAGCCACGAGCGGCACGGCCTTGCTATCTGCGTTCGTGGAGTACAGGGCTGGTACGTTGTCCCGCCCCTCATCCTGTCCGCCGTTGGTCGTTGTCGCTGGTGCTGGTGCGGGGTTATCCGTTGGCTTTTGCATCCCTGTAAAAAGCCACACCGCGTCAATGGTTTTGCGTATTTGGTCGTCTAATTTAGAGGCGAGGTCGTCAACTTCGCGGAATAGGGATAGTTTTGGGTGAGCCTCAGACATACCCCAGAACATGCCCACGTCATGGTGCTGAATATGCACCATCGGCACGAACCCATAAGGGACGCTCCACTCGGCCGATTCCCCGCCCCATGCCCACGGTGCGCCGTTCTTGAATAGGCGATATACAACATTGTCGCCGTCACGGTAGACTTCTTCTCTGTAATCAACTTCTAAGAAGCCCTTGCCCTTCATAACGTCATCTGTGCGCTTGTATTCAATGACGTATGCCTTAACGTTGCCAACGGGGTCTTTTTTTAGATAGCTGATGTGGGCGGGGTGGGTTCTCTGTAGTCTGGACAATTTGCGCCGTGGGTCATCTACTACGTTGATAAACACGTCGCCCATTGTAGACCCCCACAATGGCACGATATTGCGCTGTGTCGCCCAATTGCTATCCCGCCATAGCCGAGCAATAGCAGGGCGCAAACGCTCGTTTTCGGTTTGAATGGGCAGGGCTGATTTGAGATTATCCCCCGCCATTGGGTCAAGCCACCCACCCCACATATAGGTTTCGTAGAATGAGGCCAGCGCGTGGGCGGGGTTGTACAGGTCGCGGGTGTAACGGTAGAGGCCGTAATCGTAGCGGTATTTTCGCGCCCATGTGTTGATGTTGCGATAGGCATTCCCTTGATAGTAAGCCCATAGCAAATCGTAGCGCAACGCCCGCGCATCAGCGTCGCCCCAATCGCTATCCAGCGTCATGTCCTGAGCATCAGCGTCTAGGTACGCTTCACGAAAGGCTTTTATACTGTGCATTATTCTACTCCAAAAGGTCATGTTAACCTCGGTAATTGTCTAGGGGGCTTGCGCCGTATTGAATCACAACGCCGTTTAATTCATTGAACGAACCCGCCGCGCTATCGTGAATGTCGAAACGGCCGTCAGGGACGTTGTGCATATGGCTTAAAAAACGTTCGTTCCAACTCGCTCTTAATAATAGCACATTTCCAGCCCGCGCTTGTGCCGAAAGTGGGCGGGTTCGGTCTAGCTTGTCACCCGTTGGGCGAACCCCCCAGCAATCTAGCCCTGACATCAGCACGGCAAGGCTTGACGTTGTGCGCTTGCCGCTTGACCCGCCCTCCTCCTCCCATCGTTGCTTGACGGGACGGCCGTCCTGTCTGGCCACGGCCGCCGCGAAGTTGTCAACCTCGGATGGCCCGATAAAATCCTCTGTCACGTCAAGGATGATATAGCGGCCGTCAGCCATCTTGCCCATCTTGACGCTTGCCGTTGCCGCGCCCTTTTTGCGCTTCTTTTCGGTTGCCGCAAAGTCCCAAAAGCGCACAGAATCTATAATGGGTAAGGGGATAGAATCAACTACAGGGAACCATTCACGGCTAAACACCTTGCCCGCGCTGGCCTTGATTTTGTGGTTGGCGTGTAACAGCCGTTCACGGTCTATCTCGTTAAGTGCGTGCAAGTTGGCAAGGTACTGAGGGTTGGTCTCCAATAAAATCTTGTTATCAAAAACGCTGGCGGGAATGAAGGTGAATGACTTGGGCGGGATGTCTGGGAACTCGGACAGCGCATCCTCTTGCGAATCAAACCAGTGGAGCGTGTCGCCCATGTTGATAAACCAGCGGATAACCCCCGCCTTGTCAGGGTCGGGATATTCCCCGTTTTCGTCCAAGTACCATCCTACAAACTCATGTATCCACCCGCCTATCTCGTCATCATCTGGCACGGGGTTGTAGGTTGCTCTGATGTAAGGGGCAACACCACACGTCGAACGGTTGCGAGATAGCATGTAAAAGAATTGGGAGCGGGTGAAGTGGGTTAGCTCATCGAAGCAGATAAGGGGAACTTGTGACCCTTGCCATGCGTGGCGGTCTTTCTCGTGTTGCATGTGCGAGAAAGTGATAGCATTGTTGTATGGGGGGAATGCCCATTGTAGCTTGGGGCTTTGGCTGTCTTTGGCTCCAAATGGCAAGTATAGGTTTTCGGCCTCATCCCATAGCCCGCCCTCATTGGTTATCTGTGGCGATTCCCGCCTGAATATAACAGCCCCAAACCCCTTACCGGCTTGGATGTGACGTAGTGGCTCCAATAGCAGGGCGAACGATTTGCCCCCCCCAGCCGCCCCGCCGTAAAAGGCAACGTCGGCCGATGTTGCTAGAAATTCGTACTGCCTCCCCTCTTGGGCGGCTATGGTGATGTTATTGTCGCCCATTGTGAGGTAGCACAATCGTCACGGTTGCTTTGGTTTCAATCGCTCCCCCGTCCTTCCCCGTCACCTCTTGCCGCTCGACATAGCCACGGGCGCGGCCTTTGGTTTGTAGGTAAAACTTAATGGCCAAAAAATTCTTATCCTCTATCTCTTGAATGAGGTTTGTTTCAGCCATGTCTAGCACGGCCTCGCACTCCTCATTGTAAACTTCTTCTACTGTTTTCCACCGCTCTAAATAGTTGTCAACCGTCCAACGTGAAACCCCAAGGCGTTGCGCTATGGTTGTCTTAATTCCCCCCGTGCCCTTGATTGCTTCCATAACCTGAGAAGCGGTGTGTATTGTTTGCCTTGCCATGTTGAACTATGTGGAAAAGCCAAAAGTGGCTTTATTGATTTTTGGGAGAGATGAAAACGCTTTTTCCCCGCTATGTCCCTCGTCTTTTTCCACCACCCTAACTGTCACCTCTAACAACTCGCCCCGCATACCTATCAACTTAACCGCCTCGCCCATGTTGCTTTCGTCAATGTCGAATTGCACACGCATACCATCGCCGCCCGTTTTGATGCCTGACATGATAGGCGGGATTGTGGCCATGAAAACAGCTTTACTCAACATGCGGGTATTCCTTCGCGCCTAATATCCAAATCGCCGCCTTAGACCATCCGCCTATACGCCATAGCGTCAACGATAACGCCAGCCGCCAAACCAGCACGCCAACGTCTAGCGTCTCATGTGGAAGCCTCCCCCCGTTGTCGCACCAGCGGTATAGCGGCCGTGGCCATTGGGGATGATAGCCAATGGTGAGGGAGAGGCGACGGGGGAGTAGGTAAATGGTGCGGGTCATAATCGCCTCGCTATCCACCGCGCTACCAACGCCACGGCCGCTACAATCGCAATTGTGCGGATGGTGCGTAGTGCCTCAGTCTCGAGTTGGTTGCCGTAGGTGTCGAAGGTGTTGGTCATAGTCTACTTTCGCATCCACTTCACATCTAAATCATTGCACCACCGCTTACCGTCTTTTGGCCATGCCCACACGTCGCTGATGTCGCGTAAACGGGGCAGGTGGTCGTAGTTCCCCTGTGCCAACTTAACGCGAGTTGCACGGCGAAGGGCACGATTCGCAAAACGCTTATAGCTCTTTTCTAGCCCCGCTTTCTGCGAAGCGATAGGCAAGATTGGCGTTTTGCGGTAGCTGTTACTCATGCCGCCCATTGTACCACGCCCTGCTCTGCCCTGTAAAGCGAAAAGCCGCGCCTTTATGAGAGGTCACGGCTTTTCTGGGAGGGAGGAGCTAGCAAATCGCAATGAACGATTGAGGGGATGATAGCACGGGGCGGCGGGGGTGTCAAGATTGCGTCTTAACCATCTCCGCTACCCATTCCCAGCCGCCGTCCACCTGCTCGACGGTGACGGACTTAACCGTGACGTTGAGGCGGGAATAGTCGCGCCCCATGATAGCAGGTGACCTCCATCGCCCATAACTTTCTTTTGGTTGCGGTAAATCTTTGGGGTGCGTGGCTTTATAAATTATCCCAATTTCGTCGCCACCAATTAAATAATCGTACCACGTCTCACGAACCCATAGCGCGTTGCCGATGGTGTAGGGGCATGTGTATGGGTAAACGTTTGTTTGACCAAGATTGGGGTGATTCCCAGTAAAAGCAAATTCGTTCGGGTTTTGCTGGAAAAGGAAAACATTTGTTGCCTTCCGTGCCCATTCTGGCGGCTGTGGCTTAACCGCCTCCCTTACCACCACCACTTCCCCCCTGAGTGCCGTCAGAACTTGGGCGGCTGTGAAGTTTACGCATGTTTTCATGGTTACGCCTTCTCGAATTCAACAACCCATACCCACGGGTTGCTGTCCCAACCATAGCCACGTTTGGCGTTCAGTGAATCCCACAAGCGGGCGAAAGCCCCACGAGCAGACGGTTCCCATACGTCCGCTATTGTCGCCCCGTAGTACTTTCCTTTTATTCGAGGGGGGTCTGTCCACTCAATTATGCCCTCCGCCAAAGCATCCGCCTCCCCCATATCCTGCAACCTCTCAACTCGCACGTCCGTAACAACTAGCTCCAATCGGCAAGCCCAGCGGGGCATAAAGATGCTAGGGCGAGTTTTGCCCATCACAGAGCCTAAATGACGAAGCGATGACTTGTCAGCAAACCACCACACGCTCGCATCGCTATCAATCTCCGAGGGGGGCAAGTGGTCGTGCGTTCGTGCGGTTGCCCACGTTTCCCGAACCCACAACCGTTGCCCTACTTGGTAGGGGACTTTTACATCAAAACAGTCCGAATCATCCACCTCGCTTTGCACTGTAAATGTCGCAACCCCATCACCCATAACAGGCGGCTCGCTTAGTGGCCAGTCTGCAATGTGACGGTCAATGTGAATCCAGTTTACATCTTTGACCACCCGCCGCGTCATCGTTTTGCGGCCGTCAAGAATCGCCCTCACCATCTCGCCACTGAATAAAATCGGTTTTTCGCTCATTCTTTTACCTCACTCTAAAAACTATCTCACTAATAGCCCAAGCATATCACACCTACCCCGCGGAATCTGTAAACTAGGCTACACTTGGCAAAACTGGTAGGAACGAAAAAGCGGCTTATGCCACGCCCCGCGAGTTTTGGCAATTGGCGCAACTAAACAGCCAAAGTGTAATTTAGGCTACACCATGACCCGTTGCGCCGTGCTAAACTTGGGTTTATAGATTGATTAACTACACACGAAATAGGAGACATGACCATGACCTACAAAAACTTCAACCAAGTAATGAAATCGGCCGAGCAAGGCAACACCGAGGTAGAGTATTGGGCAGTGGTACGGCAAGGCTACGCAGTAGCGCAGGTTCGTAGCAACAAGACGGGCAAGGTCAAGATGGTAACGGTTAATGACGTGCCCCAATGGTTCGTTGACCAGCACAAGGGCAAATAGAGGATTGACCAAGGGGAGCCAAAGGTGCAACATGAGCGACAAGCAAACCGCCCTTTTCCCAGATGGCTACAATGGCCACAAAATAGAATGTGACTTAGAGCCGCTTGTGGTGTGGGCAACGACCGTAAAGTTGCGTGTCACGGGGTCAAACTATCTATTCAAGTGGGTATTTACGCACGAGTGGGAAAAGGCAAAGGGGAGCCGCCCCCATGTGGGCGAGGAGAAACGACCATGAAAGCAGTATTATGCTGGCGTGACAACCACGGCCGCGAAGGGCGCGGCAAGCCCATCAGCCTAACATCGGCTATAAACCACGTGCGGTTGATGAACGCGATGCACAAGGGCAAGTATACGTACTGGTACGAAGTGGTAGGAGCCGCTAGCGATAGGAAACGATTATGAGCGACAATTTATTTTCTTGTAATTGCCCAGCATGTACAGCCGATGACGATGTATGCCCGTTTTGTGGGAGCGATACCCCGTTTTATACTGATTGGCTAGGCAGTAGTGTATCGGGCGATATGTACGGCTTTTACTGCTGTGAAGCGTTTGCGGAAAGTCGAAACGTGGCAACGGGGAATATAGACCAGCACGAAGGCGAGGAAGATATACCATTTTAGAGGCGCGAACTAACCGCAAACCAACCCCCAAACTGCCCTTGAAAAGCGGGCGAAGCGGGGGTATAATTGGGATTGTTACTAGCTAAACGGCAAGCCACGCGCCGACACACAAGCAGTAACTAAACAAATAACCATAACCAATAAAAGCAACCTGCTTTTTCTATGGGCTACTAGCC